CTCGGCGGGTCTTGTCGAGTGCGGCTTGTGCCTCTTTGCCTTGCTTGACCAGCTTCTTGATCTGCGAGGCGTCGTCGGTGCCGAAGATGTCCTTGAGTGCGGTGCGAGTTGCTTGGTTCGCAGCGCGGGTGAGCCGCTTCTGGAACGAGGAGAACGGCTTAGTAACTGAGCCCTTGTCGTCGACATCGACGTCATCCCCGTCTGCCGCCTTGCGAGTCTCGGGCTTGGAGTCATCGGCATCCCCTTCGGGCTTCTTGACCTCTGCCCCCTTGCCCTTACCAGCATCGTCTCCGTCTGCCCCCTTCGGCTCCGGGGTGCCCTCTGCCCCCTTCGACTCCGGGGTGCCCTCTGCCCCCTTCGGTTCTTGAGTCTGGTCTTGGTTGATAGTGGTGTCGTCTTCTGCTCCTGGCATGTCGGCCTCCCGAACGTGGCAATGCACCGCAACACGTATTGCGGTGCAGACTTGAAGGGGTGAACCACCTCCCCCTCTGCCTCACTCTCTCTGCCCGTCCTCGTGGACGTGAGGCTACCGCTAGGTCGTAGTTCTCGATCAGATGAAGGTGCTCAGTGCCTCCAGCGGAACACCGATGTCGACACCGGACTTGAGCATGGTCACATCGGCACGCACCACGGCATCCGCCGCGTTGAACGCGATGGTCGCCTTCGCCGCATCGAGCGCGCACTGACCGGCGGCAGGGACGCTTCCGGCGGCGAGCACGGTCTTCTGCGTCGCCACACCGAGCGCGGTATACCCCGTGACGAGCAGGAGCATCACGGCTTGCACGGCAGTCGCCGGGAGGGTGAGAGTGTCGGCGACCACGGGGAAGCCCTCCAACTCCAACTCCGCCACATTGACGACCGGCTCGTACTCGACATCGACGTTCGTCCAGTCATCCGCTGCATTGAAGAGGATGTCGCCCGTCGCGCCCCAACCCACCTCGCCCACTCCGGGGGTCGCCGGGGTTGCACTGACGGTGAGGGGGCCGGGAGTTCCTGCGCCGGCTCGGGCATAGGCACTGAGCACGCGCTCGGCCTTCGCCATGTTGGGGAGAACGATGGTGTCGCCCGTCACCGCGTTCTGCCCCCGAACCACCCGACGCAACCCGGTCAGCACGTTGCCGAACTTGAGGGTGCGGAAGATGTCGTGAGCCACGTTGGGGTCCGAGCGGTTGAGTGAATCGCGGAGCTTCTCGGTCATTGGACTATCCTCTCTTTGAGCACTTGGTCAGGGAGGGTGTCAGCGCTGGCCCTGAGCGAAGTATTCGATTGTTCCGTTGCCTTGCACTTCAAGCAGAGTGAGGGGCTCGCTCTCCGGGGGCTCCCAGATGAACAAGCCATAGACTCGGTGTTCGGTTACGACGGAGCCTACCCCGGCAACCGTCTGGGTGATCCGCAGATTGAGGGGTGCACTCGACCGGAAGTAGAGCAAGCCGCACTCGCTGATGGTGGCAGTCGCGCCCACCCCGTCGAGGGTGAGCCAAGCGGGAGTCGCCACGTTGACAACGCGGGTGAGCACGCCGGTCGCGTGTTGCCAGTTCTTGGGATTGGGAGTGAGGTTGACAGGGATGTTCGCAGTCGTGCCAGGGAAGACCGACTCCCCTGCATTCGGCGGTCCAGCGCTCAGGCTGGCATCGAGTCGCGTCTGGCCCATGGCTTCGACCTCACTTCACCTTGAAGGGAACATGCGTGTTCTGGAGACTGCCGACCGCTGACTCGTCGCCGTCGTGGTACTCCTTCACATGCTCGTCGATTGCGTCGCACAAGCAATCCCCACCTTCGGGAACGAACTTGGGGTTGACGTCATCCTTCGGGTCGTTCATCTGCTTGCGGTCGTTCTCCATCATTCTGCTCCTTGCTCCACCTTGTCTCCCATCCCTTGTACGCGCGTTCGCTGCGTTCAAGTTGAGCGACAACACGTTTCGAGATAGTGCCTCCCGGTTCATCTCCCGTCAAGCGGCGTCTCAAGTGCTCATAGGCGTCGAGCGGTGTCTTGGCCTCTTCACCCAACCTGCGGAACAACGCTGTAGCGTTGGAGCGACTACGGTGGAGCCACTTGCGGAGGGGCTCACTGATTGAGCTTGAAGGACTTTCGTCCTCCGACATCCTCGTAGGCGATTGGCTCACTGGTCGGCCTCCCCTTCTCGTCCGCTCGCCAGTTCGGGTCGCTCTGCTGGTAGTCGAGTTGCTCCTCCATCATGTCGAACTCGCTACCGTATCCCTCGCGGCCCTCAGTGGTGTCGACGGGACCGTTGGTGACGTTGGGTTCTTGCATGTTCTTGAACGGCATGGGACTCACCCCTTCTTCCCGGCTTGAGCCATCTGCGCGAACTGACTGGCCCCATACTTCTTTCGCCCAATCCAAGCGGCGAGTGCCTTCGCGCTGTCCTCGTCGTGGCCCTTTTCTTTGAGGCTCTCCTTGAGCTTCTCGAAGCCCATATAGCCTTCTTCCTTCTTCGCCATGGTGCAAGCCTATCAGGGTGTGAGGGTTGGTTCAACTCCACCGCAATACGTGTTGCGGTGTCACGCGCTCTCCTTGCCAAACAACTCAAGCGGAACCGTGGTCATCTTCGGGCGCTCGGGTGGACTGCCCTTCTTGTTCTGCTCCGCAAACCGCGCCTCGTACACCGCGTCGGGCACGGGCTGAAGCTCCTCGGGTATCTCCCACGCAACGCGGTGGAAGACTACCACCTCCCGGTCGTTGGGCCGATTGGGTGGAGTCATGTAAGCAATAGTCTCACCGTTCTTAGTCACCCACTCAAACGGCTCGTCCAGCCTACGTATCTGTCCGTGAACCTGATAGCTATCCCACCCCGTACGGTCGTCGAAGCCGGCGACAAGGATCTTCACCATGTCGCCGCCCACGATGTCGTTGGCCTCCTCGCCGTTCTCAAGGATGCTTCGGTTGTATGCTCCCATACAATTGCCGGTGTAGATACCATTGATTGCATAGTACCCGTGCGGAGTTGTAAGGTTGTAGACATGACCCGCAAAGTCCTCGATGACAATCTCAACAATGCTATCCACCTCTACGCCAACGGGGAGAGCCTCGATTCCGCCAGCCTTCAATGCGGGATTGGTAGGTTCCGTCTCAGAAAGGCGCTCATTGTTGAGGGGCTCTTGCGAACTAGAAGTGAAGCCGCAACCAACCGCTTTGCCGTCATTGGACACCCCCGAACCATCCCCCTCGACGAGCGTAGCATAGTGACTCGCTACGAGTCCGGGGAACCCTTGAGCCACATCGCTTCCAGCTTGGGTGTCTCCAACAGAGCCATCACCGCAAGACTCGAACGCAATGGCGTTGAACTCAGGAGTCCCGCACAAGTGAGAAGTCTCATCGACAGGGAGCAAGCCACCACACGAGGGGCAGAAGGCAAGAGCAGACTTGTCGGTTGGGGTGAAGACCTTGTGACACAATGGCTCCGTGACAGGGGTGAATTCCCCCACCCCCAAGAGCCTTGTGGGACGCGCAATATTGACATTGCCCTCCATCCCATCGCCGTGGAAGTCTGGCTTTCCTCCACGTCTCCGTTCAATGACCCCTATTGTTGCCGCCGCATTGAATACCTCAGCCATCGTGGCTGGTCTTCCTGCTACATCTTGATCTCCCGCAGAACCAAAGTCCTCATTCCACGAGTGGCAGACCAAGTTATCTCCCACCTTGAGTTGATGCGCCGCAAGCCACCCTCGTTCCGTCAGCATCGGGTGATTAGGGGTTGCGGAGAACTCGCGTCCACCACGAGTTCTAACTTTCACAATCTCCCCCTCATACCACCGTCTGTAGACTGCCCTCACCATCGCAGACGACACGATTGAGTCCCCTGTAAAGCATTCCGTGCGAACGATACGTTGAGCCCAGAACATGGGGCTCTCCTCCAACCACTGAGACTCGCTAATGAGGTCTTCCCGTACCTCAGTCCACGGCTTGCCGCTGATGGTCGCCACCATGAGCCGCTCCTCAAACTTGCCAATCACCTCCATGCCATAGCGCTCCATGATGCCCTTGCCGGGAGCCTCCTTGGGGTACTCGGTAGCAAGGCGTCTGAGCACTGAGGCGTTCGGCCCCTTGCCGTACGGGTCAAGCTGGGAGGCAATGCCGAGACGCGCGGTCGAGA